ATAAAGAAACTGGAAAAAGCTGTTCAATATGAGCTTGGGCATTTCTATCTATACAAGATGCTTGCTAATAAAATGCAGATGCTAGGCTACTTTGGTGCGCAAGAATACTTCCTGGCAGAAAGCAAGGAAGAAGAGACGCACTATCAGAAGCATGTAGACTTCCTTAATGACGAAGGGGTTCTAACTAAATTGCCTACATTGACTCCAGAGAAGGACGACATATCTTCCCTTAAAGAAGGAATAGAATCAGCATACGAAAATGAACTAGACCTATTAAAGTATTACAGAGAATTATATAAGGAAGAAGCTATGGAATATCCAGAGATAGCTGCTCACCTTAATTTCTTCCTTGATACTCAAAGGGAAGCTGTTGGATTCTATGGAGATATTTTGTCAATGTTTGAATCAGAGAAAGATAATCATAACATATGCATGATTATTGACCATAAACTTAAAAAATTGGCTTAATGCCCGAAAAGGTTTATATATACAATACCGAAATAGAGCTACCAGAACCTCCCGAAAATATAGAGGACTGGGGGACAGATAATCCCCTAGAACAATACTGGCAAAGAAAGCCATTGCCAACCTATTTTGAGCAAGTTGAATACGATAGAGATGGTAACGCATTGCTTGATTCAAGACAGATGCAATACGCCTCTGAAGAAGTTAGGAGATGTAAGGACGGGTTCTGGTTTATGAACAGAGGGATTCCGACATACATTACAGGGAAGAACTACTTTTATATCCAATGGTGGAAGCTAGAGGATGACATATACCCAGACTATAGGGACTTGGATAGGAGATATTTTCTATACTTAGACAAGTGGGAGAATACGCCATGGTGCTTAGGATTATTGATAGGTAAGAAAAGAAGACAAGGTCAAACATCAATAGCTACGTCAAATCTAGTTTATGAGTGCATATTCTTTAAGAATAGCGTGTGCGGATTGACAAGTAAGACGCAGATAGATGCTAAGGCAGCCTTCACTAATATGGTTGCGTTTGGTTACAGACAACTTCCCGTCTTTATGAAACCAAAGCAGCTAAACAACAAAGACTCTGTAAGTGAACTAGTATTTGCCCATAAGTCAGTAGAGGTAAAGGGAGCGAAAGGTACAGCCATAGATACAGACACAGGACACAGGAGCAAGGTAGACTACAGAGCGCCAGGGAAGAACGCCTATGACTCTGGTCGTCTTTCAAGATTGTTAGCGGATGAGGGCGGTAAGTTCCCGCCAGAAGTTCCCTTCTCAGAATTTATATCAATTGTCAGCAAGACAATGGTAAAGGGGGTAAAGAGGGTTGGTTTTATGGAATGTCCGTCCACAATGAATGATATGACCAAAGGTGGTGGTGAGCAGTATAAGAAGCTGTGGGACTTAGCAGACCCAACGTCTGGAAGAACGCCAAACAGACTCGTAAGATACTTTACTCCAGCCTATGACGGTTACCTTGGATTTATAGACAAGTACGGAATATCTGTGATAGATTCTCCCGACCCAGAACAGTATAAATACTTAGTAGAAAACTATGTAGGTCTAGGGGACTTGACAGAAGATGACGTTAAGCTAGGAGCAAGGCAATACCTAATAAATAAAAGAGCTGGTCTAGAGGGAACACTACTAGAAGAAGAGATTCGTATGAATCCTTTTGACGAGAAAGAAATGTTCCAATCGGCAGCCACATCTTCCCTTTACAACTCATTCAAACTAAACCAACAACTAGACTTCCTAAGCTATAATGAACTTACGGAAAGAGGTAATCTAATATGGGAAGACGGTCATCAGTTTTACAAAGAAGAATATAACAGTCAAGGGGACATTGTAGGAACTAAAATAAGCAAGGTGCTGTGGATTCCCAACCCTAACGGCAAGTATGAAAAGGTAAAGGGATGGCAACCAAGAGAAATGAATAACGTCTTTGAAAAAAACGGATACTTCCATCCAAACGGCAGCTATGCTATAAGGATAGGATGTGACCCATTCAAGTATGACAAAACAAAAGACAGCAGAAAGTCAAATTGTGCAGCATACGCATATCAATTAGAGGATTTATCTAACGAAAATTCAGAATTTAATGATATGTTTGTAATGAAATACGTAGACCGTCCATTAACAACTGATTTACAATACGAAGCAGTGCTTAAAATGGCATGGTATTGTGGTTGTCAAGTGTTATTTGAGCGTAACGTAGATGGCTGGAAAAAGTTCTTTAATTATAATAAATGCGGCGGATTTCTAATGTGGCTTCCCAAAGAAGTAGAGCCTGGAATTTATACTGATGGGAACGGGAGAACAACGCAAATGATATGCGACTTTACAGAGGCGTACATAGAAAAGAACATTGAGAAGGTTTACTTCCCGTCCCTAATGCAAGAACAAGCTGGATGGTTAGGATTCGAAGTAGCCAACACGCAAAAGTATGATGAAGCTATGGCAAGCGGATTCGCCCTTATAGCAGCAAAGCAAAAGAGATATATTAAAGAGCAAGATACAAAAAGAAATATAGAATTTATTATACCGTATTTAAAAGTTAGTTAGTTATGAGATATACTCAAATGGGAATTGGTAGCTCCTACCCTTATCCAGACCATAATGTAGCCCCCGATAAAAAAGGAAAGGACTGGTGTATGCAATACGCAAAAGCTGTGTATTATGACTTCACCTTTGCTTATCCGCTTGGAGTATTTGCTAATAACAATGGTAATTATGAGAAGTTTAGAATGTACGCATTGGGCAAGCAGCCGATTTCCCCGTACAAAAAACTATTAGGAGTAGATGCTCAAACAAACCACACGTGGTTATCAGTAGACTGGACTAACAGAGCGGTAGTAAGTGGATATAGAGACAAGGCTATAAGCAGACTAATGAAGGAGGACTTTGGTGTAGTGTGTACTCCAATAGACATGCTTGCTAAAACAGAAATGCAAGAATACTACAACCAACTAAAAATTAAGTTGGTTATGAGGGAGCAGCTACAAAAAGAAAACCCAGAGCTAGCAGAACATCCCGCACTTGCATTAGACCCAAATGACCCAGTAGATTTAGAGGAGCTAGAGATGAGATTAAGCATGGACGAGCAGCTTATCAGAAGCAAGGACGCAGAGATGGCTATTGAGTTAGCGTTTTATCAAAATGACTACAAAAAATATAGAAGGTCAGTATATGAGGACTTGTTTGACTACGGAGTAGCTGGCTGTAAAGATTGGCTAGGGGATGACAATAAAGTATATTTCAGAAGAGTAAATCCAGAGTGCGTAGTAACTAGTTATTGTAAGGACGGGACGTTCAAAGACATTGTACATGCTGGTGAAGTTATTGACGTGTCTCTTGTTGAGCTTGGTACGTTGAAGGATGAGAACGGGAACGCAATGTTCACAGACGAAGAGTTGCAAGAGTTTGCTGGCTCTATAGCTGGTAAGTTTGGTAATCCAGCTCAGCTAGGTAAGGGAACAGGATGGTTCAAGTCATACGATAGATTCAAGTGTAAAGTATTAGACCTAGAGTTTTATACCTACAATGAAAACGTGTACAGAGAATCAGAAGATGAGCATGGTAATTTAGATTTTAGAAAGGCAGACTATAACAGAGGGAAGAAGTCGGAGAAGTATAAAAGAAAAAGAATCCAATATGTATATAAGTGCAAGTGGATTATAGGTACTGACAAGTGTTACGATTGGGGTATGGCTTACGACCAGAAGCGTAGCAATGACATGAAGAAGAAGGCTCAGACAAGACTTTCGTATTCGTTCTGTGCATACAATTTCTATGAGATGAAGGCACAATCATTTATGGAGAGACTTATTCCTTACATAGATGATTATCAATTGACCATGCTGAAGATACAGAACTTTAAGAATCGTGCAGTTCCCTCTGGCTGGTGGATAGACCTAGACTCATTAGAGAAGGTAGCGTTAAATAAGGGTGGTGCTAATATGCAACCAAAGGAACTACTACAGATGTTCTTTGAGACAGGTATATTGGTGGGAAGAAGTGTAACAGAAACTGGTGAACCACAATCTCCCAACTGGAAACCTGTAATACCAATCGAAAACACAGCAGCTAGCGAATTAGCGATGTTCTATCAAGACCTAATGACTAGCATAGGAATGATAGAGAAGATAACTGGATATAACGATGTTACATCTGGAAACCCTAACCCTAAGACGCTTGTGCCTGGATACCAAAGTGCAGAAATGGCAACAAACGATGCCCTATATCCAATGGCTTACGCAGAGGAGCATATTACATTACAGTTAGCAGAAAACTGCTTGTGCCGTATGCAACAAGGAATCAAGAAGGGAGGACACGTTTCTGGGTACGCTCCAGCATTAAACTCTAACACACTTAGGTTTATAGAAATAGCTCCAGACATAGCACTAAGAGATTACGGAATTGAGCTTGAAAGAAGAACAACAAACGACCAAAAGATGTGGCTATTGCAGCAAATGCAAGTAGATATTCAGAATGGATTCCTTGACACATCAGACGCTGTTCTTTTAGTAAACACAAAGAATGTAAAGCAAGCTCAAATGATTTGGGCGCACAGAGTTAAGAAGGCTAAAGAAAGACTACAAGAACAAGAGCTAGCTAAGATACAAGCTAACAATGAAGGTCAACAGCAGTCGGCTATGATGGCTCAACAAATGAAGCAGCAAGAAATGCAAATGCAGTATCAATTTGAATTACAAAAAGAGCAGATGAGAATACAAGCTGAATTGCAGAAGGAACAAATGAAGATAGAGTCAATGGAAAGAATTGCGTTACAAAACAATCGAACAAAAATGGCTGTAGCTCAAGAGACTGGAGACTCAAAAATAAACTCGCAAAACAAAAAACAAGATAAAATGGCAAAGAAGAAAAAAGTAACAGAAGAATTATTGGAGCAATTAGAAAACTTGGTAGAAGAGATTCAAGAGTCAGAGGTAATAAGCGAAAGCACTCGTTTCGCAGTAGTTGCTGAGGAAGAGTATCCAAAGCAAATGACAATAGAAGAGTCTATGCTAGAATATATTTCTAGGCAAAAAGAGAATGTGGTAAAGATTAATGATTTCTTTACTTCCCTGTTCACACTACCAGAAGCACTATCAACATCAAAGATGATAAAAGACATCTTAGTAAAAGCCAACAATGAAAAGAAAATAAAAATAGTCAACAATAGACACTTTGAGTTAGGTATGACATA